TATGCTTGCTCTAATAATGAAGAAGCAAAGTATAAAGCAGAAAAATTACTCGCTCATCCTTTGATAAGTCAGGAAATAGAAAAAATACAAGAAAAGAAGAGAAAAAGTATTAATTATTCTTCTTTTGATTCTTTCTCTAAGCTCTTGGAAATACAAGAGAAAGCTCTACAAAAGGGAGACTTGACTAACGCATTGAAAGCGGAGGAAATGAAAGGCAAACTGATGGGATTTTTCAAGAATTCGGATAATATCACGGTCGGCGCGGTCGGAGACTTTAAGGAATTTTACGCTCAAATTTGTGCGAAAAAGGACTACGGAAACGCCGGAGAGGAAAAAAGCCAGTCTAAAAGCGGTGTTTTGTCAATAAGTCCAAAAACGCAAGAAATTGAAAACAAATAAAAAAATTTTAAGTGGTATCAAAAATTCCCGAGACGATACTCCGCCAAGCCTGTGGAAAAATAGACAAACAAACAGGCATATATTTGCATTATAGCGGGAAGATAAGAAGACAAGCTATAAAAGCACCAATATAAACAATAAAGCAATATTAGGTAGGTATATCCAAAGAAGATGTATCTTTATGGTAGTATATACCCTAGGGGGGGGATGTGTGGAAACACAAGTGAAAAAGGTACTACTATCAAAAAATAAATTTAATAAAAAATTAGAGCCAAAATAAATTTAATAAAAATTTAGGAAGCAAGCAAAGAGGGAACAGAGATGGAAGTCACTGATTTCAAGGATGAGTATGATTTCAAGATAAAGATGGGGAATCAGGGGTGGCGGATAGACAATTTATACTGGATAAAGGACAGGGAAGGCAACAAGATAAAGTTTCGGATGAACAGTGTGCAGAGGGATTTTTTTGAGCACATGCACAGTCGGAACATTATATTAAAAGCGAGGCAATTAGGTTTTAGCACATTTATAGAGATATATCAATTAGATTGTATGTTATTCAATGACTTCACTGCTTGTGGTACTACGGCGGACAGTTTAGACAATGCGAAGAAGTTATTAAAGAAGATAGAGTTTGCGTATGAGAACCTAGATGAGGGTTTAAAGAGTGTAATAACTGGGTTAAAGACGTGCAGTGCGCAGAGCATGAGTTGGGAGAACGGAAGTTTCATAGATGTAGGTGTGAGTATGAGGTCTGACACTAAGCAGATAGTACACATATCTGAGTTAGGGAAGATAAGCACGCGGAATCCTGAGAAGAGCATAGAGATAAAGAGTGGTACATTAAATGCGGTAAGTCCTGATGGGGTGGTATTTATAGAGAGCACTGCCGAGGGGGTAGGTGGCTTATTTTACGACATGGTAATGGAAGCGAAGAAGAACGAGCATCCGAACAAGATGGAGTTCAAATTATTTTTCTATCCATGGTGGAAAGAGGAGAAGTATCGTGTAGAGGGGGACATAGGGATAAGTGAGAGGTTAGCGCGGTATTTTGACAGATTGCGGAGTGAGCATGGGATAAAGCTGACTAGGGCGCAGATGAACTGGTATGCGTTAAAGGAGAGGGAGCAGGGGGATTCCATGAAGAAGGAATTTCCGAGTTATGTAGATGAGGCTTTTGAGCAGAGCACTGATGGGGTTGTATATCATAAACAATTAGCGAGTGCGTATAATTTTGAGAGAGTAGGGGCGTTTAATTTAAGGTTAGATTTACCGGTATATACTGTATGGGATTTGGGGTATGGCGACAACACGGCGATAATAACGTTTCAGGTAGTAAATAAGCGACCGAGAGTATTATGGTATGATGAGGCCTGTCATGAGATGTTAGGGTATTACACGAACATCTTGAACGAGAGAAGGGCGAGATATGGTTTTACCTATAAAGATTGTTATTTACCGCATGATGGAAATCACGGGAGTTTAACTGGTAGGGTATGTGATGAGTTAAGGGGTTTTGGCTATCAAGTAGTAGTAATGAAGCGTGATGAGGACTTAATAGGGGCGATTGACGAGTGTAAGAAGTTATTTCACATAGCGGATTTCAATGAGGAGACGTGTGGGGAGTTATTAAAGCATTTAGGGGCATATCGTTACATGTGGAACGAGAAGTTAGGGATATGGAAGAAGGAGCCGAGGCATGATGAACATTCGCATGGTGCGGACTGTTTTCGGTACATGTTAAAAGCGGTGGACAACTATATAATATCCACTGAGGAGATGGAGTACGATTTACCGGTACATTATGAGAATCGCAATTTAGTAACGGGGTATTAGATGATAGAGGAATACGCAAACAAGATAAACATAAAGTTAGATGAAGAGAAGTTAAGTTTGATAGGGGCAGAGTGTCAAGCTGACTTTGACAAAGACTTCACTGCGAGAAACGAGAAAGATACGCGTTTAAAGAAAGCGGAGAAGTTAGCAAAGCAGACCATTGAAAAGAAGACATTTCCGTTCAATGGTGCGAGCAATGTAAAATATCCCTTAATAACGAAAGCTGTAATTGAGTTTAACGCAAGAGTAAGTCCGTTGATTTGTTCCAATGGGGAAGTAGTAAAGATAAAGACCTTTGGGGGGGAAGATGACTTCGTAAAAGAGAACGGGGAATTTCCACTTGATCGGAACACGGGGATAATCAAGACGGTTGCTGATGAGAAGAACACGAGGGCTGAGAAAGTCAAGAACTTAATGAACTGGCTAATAACAGACAAGACGGACTGGGAAGATGAGAAAGACCGGTTAACATTAGTATATGCGTTAAGTGGGTTTGCGGCAACAAAGAACTACTTTGATTACGGGGACAATTTACCGAAGTCTGAATTAGTTTTACCATTATCATTATATTGGGAAGATGGAAAGACCTTTAACAAAGCATCTCGTAAGAGCCAAATTATACACATGAGCCACAATAACATAGTGGAGAACATGCGTTTAGGTGTATTTCGTGAAGTAGAGAGCATAATTGAGGAAAAGGAAAAAGATGATTATGAGCTCATAGAGATGCACACATGGTTTGATTTAGATGATGATGGGTACAAAGAGCCGTATATAGTAGTATTTGATAAGGATAGCGGGGAAGTATTAAGGGTAGTAGCGAGATTTGATAAGATAATTCGCAAGAACGGAAAGATAGCAAAGATAACCCCGAAAGAATACTTTGTATTTTATGAATTTATGCCGTGTTTAGATGGTTCAATATATCCATTAGGGCTGTGTGATTTACTATTATTCGTGAACGAGGCGATAAACTCAAACATTAACCAACTTGTAGATGCGGGAACGTTAGCGAACATGCAGGGGGGATTTATCTCCGGTAACATAAGGATTAAGGGTGGTTTACAGGGGTTTGCTCCGAATGAGTGGAAGTATGTAGAAAATGCCGGCATGGATATAGCGAATAACATTTTACCTTTGCCGACAAAAGAGCCTTCAATAACATTATACAATTTACTTGGATTATTGATTGATTCCGGTAAAGAAGTGGCGATGTTAAGTGATGTATTAAACGGCCAGATAGCGCAAGAATTAAGACCGACATCAGTATTAGCGCTGATTGAGCAGGGATTAAGCGGTTTTAAGGCTATATTAAAAAGATTACATCGGTCATTAAAAGAGGAATTAGCTCTTTATTATGAAATGATAGGCGAGCATTTAGAAGAGATACGCTCAACATATAGCGATTGCATATTATTAAAAGACATAACAAAAGAAGATTTTACAAAAGATTGTGCGATAATACCGGTAAGCGATGAATATTATGCGACATCCATTGAAAAGGCAAAACGCAGTGAGTTTTATTTAGGGTTAGCGATGAGCGGAAATCCGTTTGTAAATATAGAAGAAGCAACAAGACGTGCTTTGCAGATACTTGGTGTTGAAAATTACAAAGATTTAATAGTAAAACCGACAAATCAACCTGACCCGATGGCTATTGCACAATTACAACTCATGCAAGAGCAAACAAAGAGATTAAATGTACAAAATCAAATAGACTTTATCAAGACCACCATTGAAAAGATGAAAGCTGATAGCGAAGTATCAAATAAGTCATTAGATATTCAGTCAATGGTAGTCAAGAGAGATGCGGAGGCAATTTCAGCGATTGCCAATGCAGAATCAAAAGAAACGGGGCGTAACAACCCTGATTATATGAACCAAGCCAAAGATATGGCGATGTTTACAAACAACCAAGCAAAGGAGCAAACAAATGGATTCAGAGTACAGTCAGAAGGACTGGGACAACTTCAAAACGAAGGGATTGGGGGGCAAGCTCTTCAAGTACCTCAAGAAGAACCAACAAACTTACAACAATCAAATACTGGATTTAGTCAAGCATAGTCCATTAGATGAAAAGGTGGTGGCGCGTTTGCAGTGGTTACAAACTGCGAATTGCATAGTTACCGGCTTATTAGAGGTAAGTTTAGAAGAAGTAAACACATTTTTGGAGGAAGACAATGAATCCGGGGTTTAGACCGCTTGGTAATAGAGTATTGATTAAACCGCTTGAGGTAGAAGAAAAGACTTCAGGCGGTATTTTTTTGCCTGATTCTGCTATTGATAGGGATATAGCTTCACAGCAGGATGCCGAAATTGTGGATATGGGAGCGCTTGCGTTCACACACGAAGTCGGAGGGCAATTAGTAGAATATCCCGACAAACCGAAAGTCGGCGATAAAGTCCGCATTATTAAATATGTAGGCGATGTTTTCGTTGGTGTTGATGGCGAAAAGTATCGTTTATTAAACGATGTGGATATTTTAGCAAACAAAAAATAGGAGCAAAAGATGGAAAACATTTTTGATGTTGAAAACATGAGTGAAGAGGAGGCTGAAAAGACTGCTCGTACAATTGGTTGGCGACCAAAAGAAGAATTTAACGGAGATGAAACAAAATTTACCGATGCTAAAGTCTTCTTGGATAAAGCCAACACAAATATTCCGATGTTGCGTGAAAATGCCAAAAAAATTGAGCAGAGAAACCGCATATTGGAAGAAAAATTAAATACCGTAAACGAGCAAATCCAAGCTTTAACAAAACGTGCTGAAGAAGCTGACCGCTTGGGATATGAAAGAGCTATCAGAGATATTGAAGCACGCCAACGTAAAGCTGTTGCAGAGGGAGACGTTGATGCGTTTGATGACTTACAAAAGCAAAAAGAAGCCTTAAACGTGAAAACAACTCCGCAAACCCAAACTCAAAAGCCTATTGATATAAATGAGCAAATCGCAATACAGGTTTTTGAAAGTCAAAATCCATGGTTTAAGGCTGATGCAGAATTAAATCAAGATATGTGCGGGTTTGTTTTAGGTATTAAAAACAGAAATCCGAATATGCCTATGGCTGATGTCTTAGAAATGGCAAAACAGCGTACAATAAAGGCAAATCCTGACAAATTTACCGAACAAAAAGCAAATGCGGTGCTTTCTTCAGGAGGAAATGGGGCAAAAATGTCTTATGCTTCTATTCCTGCCGCCGAAAAAGCTGGTTTTGACAGGGAATTAGAAAAAAATGTACACGACATGGAGCTCCGTGGCGTGGCAAAAGAAAAAATAGAGCAGTTTAAGAAAGAATATCAGAAAAACTGCTTGGATTTATATAGCAAATAGAGAGGTTTTTCATGGTTACAATAGCAAAAGACACAAAGACCGGTCAATCACTAGAGATGAGAAGTGATAACGTCTTATATGAAGACTATGCCAACATGAGCGACAAAGAAATTGCTTCAATGAGAGCAAAGAGAAAAAATCGCCAAAGTTTATCCGGCAAAGTCGTACAAACATTTATCCCGGAAGAATTTAAAAAGCCACATTTGGTTTATCAATGGATGAATGACGACCCGATTAACCTCAAAAAGAAAATGTCCGATGGTTGGGTTGTTGTTTCAGATGAGAAATTAGCTTTGTTAAAAGGCTGTTCTACATCTTCTGCCATAAAAATACCGGCAGGAACAACAAACAAGCGCGGCGAGCCTGAATATCTGATTTTAATGGCTATTCATGAGAGCTTTTATAATGATGATTTAATGGCTAGAAAGAAAAGAATTAAAGAGCTGAACGATATGATTGACACTGGAGAAGGCATTGCAAAAGAAAGTGCCGAAGACAGCACGTCAGGACTTGAGGTCAGAGAAGTGAAAATTGAATAAGCAACTAAGGTTGCTTTTTTTTATGGAGATTTTTAATGGCAAATACAAATACACCGTTTGGTCTTGCATTATCCCGTTCTCAAGACGGCGAAAACTCCGGCGTAGTAAAAAATTGCTACATCCCGAGTACAAATGCAAACAAACTTTATGTTGGTGATGCTGTTGTTATTAGCGGATCTAACACCGCCGTTTATGGCGAATATGGTATCGGTACTCTTCCGACTATTGCAAAAGCCGCCGCTTCAGGTGGTATTGATGGCGTAATTGTTGGTTTCTTACCGACTGGCGAATTTGAAAGCGCCGGTGCATATCCTGCATCTAAAGAAGGTATTGCATTGGTAAGCACAAATCCGATGGCTAAATTTAATATTCAAGCTACCGGTACTGTTTCAGCCGCCGATGTTGGTAAATATGCCGACATTTCTACCGCAACTGCCGGTAATGATTATTCCGGTATTTCAGGTATGGCATTAGACCATTCCACTATTGCAACGACTGATACACTTCCATTGAAGATTGTCGGTATTGCAGACTATTTGAATAACGAAGCCGGCGAATATGCTGTTGTTGAAGTAAAGCTTAATAAATAAGGAGTATTGATATGAGTGTTACAAACATTGCCGATACTATCAATACCGGTTCAAATCCTCGCGCCCTTTGGCCGGGCGTGAAAACATGGTTCGGTATGAACTATGATGAACATGATGCCTACTATAAGAAGTTGTACGATATGGCAACTTCAAACAGAGCTTATGAATTGGCCGTAGAAGAAACGGGTTTCGGCTTAGCCCCGAAAAAGGGAGAAGGCGAATCTGTACGCTATGATTCTGCAAAAGCTTTGGCAGATGTTCCAACCAAAAATATCGCTTATGCGCTTGGTTTTGTAATTACACGTGAAGCGATTGATGACAACCAATATGACGACCAAATCCGTAAATATACAAAGGCTTTGGCTCGTTCAATGACTGCAACAAAAGAAACAAAAGCGGCTTTGAAGTTTGCAAACAACGATGTTACCGCTGATAAAGTTTCTTTGTTCTCTACCGCACACACTGCTGTAAACGGAACACAGTCAAACTTATTGGCAACGCAATCACAATTATCTTTGGCGGCTGTTGAAGACGTACTCATCATGATTGATGAAGCAAAAGATAATCGTGGACTTCCGGTAAAATTAGCTCCTCGTGGCTTAGTTGTTGCTCCGAAGAATAAATTTACCGCAATGACAATTACAAATTCTTTCTTAAATCCTGACGTTAACGGTTCAAACCAAGTCAACCCGTTATTTGATTTCTTCAAAGAGGGTACTGTTTCAAACCCGTACTTTGCAGGTATTGCAGACGATTTGTGGTTTGTAAGAACTGATGCAGACGATGCTTTCTTGCATTACATCAGAAAACAGATTGAGATTTCCCGTGATAACGAATTTGACACAGAAAATCTTAAAGTTAAGGCTTATGAACGTTATAGCTTTGGCTTGATTGATTGGCGTGGCGCTTTCGCAGGACAAATCTAGTCAAACAGGGGGGTGGAAACACCCCCTTTACTTTAAGGAGAAGGAAAATGGCTTATGTAAAAGGTACTCATAACGTTATTTGTGACAGGACTGGATTTGAAAGAAAGCGTTGTGAATGTGAATATGAGTGGACTGGGGCATTAGTCTTAAAAGAAGAGTGGGAAGAAAGACAGCCTCAAGATTTTGTTAGAGCCGTTCCTGATGGAAAACCGGTAAAAGATTTAAGACCGGAAGGGGAAGATGTTTTTGTTGGTTTATATGGACAACCCGTAACAATAGAGGATTTATAATGTTTGAACAGACAAGAAACGAAATTATAAGAGCCGCTTTATTAAAATGTCGTGTTGGCGCAGAAGGAGAAGATTTAACCGCAGAAGAAACGGTAACATCTGCACGAGAGCTTAATGCAATTATAAAGTTTTGGCAAACACAGGGTTTTCATATATGGAAATTGCCGGAAGCTGTTTTATTTTTAAGAAAAGGGCAAGACACTTATAATCTTGGCACAGAAGAAGTTTATTGTACAAATGAATTAAATGAAACAAAATTGACTTTTCAGGCTTTTAAAGGGCAAGATAAGATATATTTAGAAAAATTACCGAAAGTTGGAGACAAAGTCGGTATAACATTAGTTTGTAAAGGCATATTTTTTGCTACTGTAACACAAATTGATGATAAAATGGTAACATTAAGTGATGTTTTGCCTAACGATGCTTGCCAATGCGCAAAAGTTTACTATTTTACAAAATCAATCACAAAACCTTTAAAAATATTACAAGCACGGCGTGAAGTTAACGGCTCAATAATTCCTATGAATTTTCTTGAGCAAGAACAGTTTTTTAAATTAGTAAATTATAGTGAAGAAGGCGCTCCTTTAAATTATTCTTATATGCCGAGAATTGATTATGGTGTGTTAAAAATATGGCATGCGCCGGAAAACAATCATACTATAATGAGATTTATCTATGAGCAAGAATTTAAAGTTATTGAAAACTCAAAAGACCAACCTGATATACCGGAAGAGTGGATTGAGCCACTAACTTGGGAATTAGCGTACAGAATGTCGGCAAATTTTGGGTTAGGATTAGATGAGAGAGAGTGGCTTAAAGCACAAGCAAAAGAAACATTAGAGCAAGCAAAACGGTTTGACCAAGAAACGGGAAGTGTATATTTATATCCCGCTCAATACAGAGGTGCTTTTTAATGGCAAAGTTTAAGATAACATTACCGGTACAAACATATCAAACAAGAAACAAAGATGTTTCCGACCAAAGACTTTTAAATATGTTTGCAGAAGAAATGCCGGATAATTCAAAAGACAGCGTTTCTTTGTATAATACCGAGGGTTGTAAGCCTTTGCTTAACATAAAAGAGAAGTTAGAGTTAGAAAACGATATACCTATTTTTGGACTTCATTATATGCATCCATATTTATATGTGATTGCCGGAGTTAATGTTTACCGAGTTGATTCTGATTTTGATGTTGTAGATATTGGCAATATCGGAGCTGTAAACGGATTAGTTCGTATGGCTGACAATGGAACGCAAATTCTTGTCGTAAAGCCAAATGGAGACGGGTATATAATTACGGAAAGCTCCGTGACATATATAAGTGATGAGGATTTTCCTAAAGCAAATGATGTTACATTTAACTCACAATATTTTGTTGTTACTGAAAAAGACACCGGCCGCTTTCATTGGTCTGCATTATTAGATGGTATGGATTGGTCTGCGCTTGCTTATGCAACACAGGAATCAAACCCAGATAATGTTACAGGAATTATTGAAAACAAAGGCGATTTGTGGATATTCGGAGACAAAACAACGGAAATATGGACACCTTCAGGAAATCCTGACCTTCCTTTCAATCGTATCGGTTCAGGTATTTTAAATGTTGGATGTATTGCCACGCAGTCTATTGTTAAAGATAAGCACGGTATTTATTGGCTTGGAGATGATTTGCAAGTTCACTTTGCTTCAGGGTATAATCAACAAAGAATTTCAACTCATGATATAGAAAGAGAGTTGTCCGAGGATTATGCAAGAGATGATGTGATAAATGCGCACGGATTTACATATTCAAGCAATGGACATGATTTTTATGTATTAACAATACCGAACTCAAAAACATGGGTTTT